AGGGGAAAATGCCTTCGTTCACATGAGAATGACCGACAGGACAGATGAGCTGGGGAACAGGATTCTATTCATAGAGGAAATACAGTCAGACATGCACCAGCCAATAAACGCGGCGTTAAGGTCCGTCAAGAGAATGGCACAGGAGGGAACACCTCCGGTTCCGGGTACACTGAAGGAATCACGCTACGCCCCGCGCGGAGACGTTCCACGTCTTGTTAGTGAATCGGACAAGGTAAATGAGGTGCAGTTTAAGTTGATTGTTTCCAAGATTGAGGATTTGGCGGCACAGCCGCAGACAAAGGAAACTCAAAGAAGATTGACTAAGCTCAACAGGGAAAGAACCAAGATAAGAAAAATAATTGACGCGAGCAAGAAAAAGGCCCTTCCGGCTACAACCAAGGTTCCGCAAGGACCATACAGCAGAACGGAGGACTACAATGAGTTTGTCATCAAGTACGCGACGAAGATGGGGCAGGAAGGAGGCTATGACGGCGTTGCCGTTGCGACGTCCGCAATCAAGAACAGGGGACTGCGTCCAACGGATGACAGTTTCCACGGAAACCTTGTCGCCTACGGACCAATGATGCAGGGGGCGATGAAAAAAGTTTCAAAGAAAAGTGGTGCAAAAATTATAGAAACGTCTATAATAGACGATAAAGGTGTGGGCTGGAAAGTTCCGATGATTTACTTGAAGGGAAATAACGAGGCGTTGTTTAACATTTCAAAAGGGCTTCCGGCGTACAAGAGAGGGGGAATAGCCGCACATGGCAGACAATAGAAAAAATAACATAGACAAGGCGTTAGAGGCGCTGACAGGGGCTTTGGACATAGAGCCTACTGGCGAAGAAATACAATTGGAGCCGGATAAAAGCGTCAATGTTGATCCGAACATTGAACTGATGGAAAATGAGGATGGAAGCGCAGACGTTAATTTTGATCCCAACGCGCCAATAGACACAACAAATATTCCGCATGATGCGAATCTGGCGGATTATATTGAAGATAATGAGTTAGGTAGGTTGTCAAACGACCTGCTTGCAGGATTCGAATCGGATAAGGATTCAAGGAAGGACTGGGAGGAATCCTATGTCAAAGGCCTTGATATGCTGGGCTTCAAGTATGAAGACCGCACCCAACCGTTCGAAGGAGCGTCCGGGGTCGTTCACCCCTTACTCGCTGAATCTGTTACACAGTTTCAAGCCCAAGCGTATAAGGAACTTCTCCCCCCAAGCGGCCCCGTTCGTACTCGAGTTATAGGGCTCTCTACACCTGAAGTGCAAGATCAGGCGAAGAGGGTGCAGCAATTCATGAACTATCAGATTACTGATGTCATGCGTGAGTACGATCCGGACATGGACCAACTGCTGTTTTATCTTCCACTTTCAGGATCGGCGTTCAAGAAAGTATATTATGATGGATTATTAAAACGTGCGACGGCAAAGTTCATTACCAGTGAGGATCTGGTAATCAACTACATGGCAACGGATCTGGAAAGTGCAGATAGAATAACACATGTCATTAAGACAAACGGAAATGATGTAAGAAAGCAGCAACTAGGAGGATTCTACCGTGACGTGGAACTGCCAACAGGACAGACGGAGTCATCCGATACTGTGGATAAGATTGATACATTACAGGGTGTTGAAAAGAACTATGCATCCGATGATGACGAGCATGTCATACTGGAAATGCATGTTAATGCCGATGTACCTGGATTTGAGGATACATCCGGCGTAAAGCTTCCTTACATAATTTCAATAGACCAATTTTCAAGGACTGTTCTTTCCATAAGAAGAAACTGGAAAGATAAAGATCCAAACTTTGTAAAGAACCAATATTTTGTACACTACAAGTTCCTCCCAGGACTGGGCTTTTATGGCTTTGGTCTAATACACATGCTTGGAGGGTTATCGCGAACAGCAACAAGTGTTTTGCGGCAATTAATTGATGCTGGCACACTCGCTAACCTTCCGGCAGGTTTTAAGGCTCGCGGCATGCGTATACGTGATCAGGATGAACCGTTGCAACCCGGAGAGTTTCGTGATGTGGATGTTACAGGAGTTTCAATCAAGGAGTCACTGTTACCACTTCCCTACAAGGAACCATCACAAGTATTATTTGCTCTTTTAGGATTTGCAGTTGACGCAGGAAAATCTTTTGCGGCGATTGCGGATATGAAAATGGGCGAGGGAAACGAGCAGAATCCTGTAGGAACAACACTTGCTCTTTTAGAGCGTGGAACAAAAGTCATGAGTGCGATACACAAGCGATTGCACTATGCACAGAAGACTGAATTCAAGTTACTGTCAAAAGTATTTCAGATTTATCTTCCACCGCAATATCCTTACATGGTTGTTGGTGGAAATCAGGAAATTAAGCAATCGGATTTTGATGACCGTGTAGACATCATTCCGGTATCCGATCCGAATATATTCTCAATGGCGCAGCGTGTCACGTTGGCACAACAGCAACTGCAATTGGCAAGTGCCGCACCACAGCTTCACAATTTGCGTGAAGCATATAGAAGAATGTATGACGCGATGGGTGTTGACAATGTGGAAGCGATACTGAAGCCGGATCCGGAGATGCCGGAACCTATAAGTCCGGCAATGGAAAATTCAGGTGCCATGAGTGGAAAACCACCAAAAGCATTTCCAATGCAGAACCATATGGCGCATATGCAGGCACACGCCGAGTTTATGTTTACAAGAATGGTGCAGATTAATCCGCAGTTGTACGCTATGCTGCAGGCACACGTCTCGGAGCATATTTCATTAATTGCAGTGCAACAGGTACAGGAAAAATACAAACAGCAAATGCAACAGATGCAACAACAGATGCAACAGGCACAACAGAATCCACAGCAAATGCAGCAAATGCAACAACAGATGGATCAATTAGTGAACCAGCAGGCTTCTGAGCAAGCACAAATTGAAGCACAAATGACTCAACAACTAGCGCAAGATGAAGAGGCTAGAATGAAACGAGAAGCTCAAGATCCACTAATCAAGCTTAAACAGCAAGAAATTGACCTGAAGGCAATGGAAACACAAATGAAATTGCAGAAGGACATGATGGTGGACTCTGAAAAACTTGACCTTGAAAGGGACAAGCTGGAAGCGGAAACAAGTATTGACTTGATGAAAGCGTCAGCAGATGTTAATAAGGAAGATTCCACGGAAGCAATGGCGCTTCTGAAAGAGAACATGGCGGCTACGAGAGAAGCCATGAAGAATGAATCAACCGAAAGGGTTGCAAGGGAAAATGCAAAATCAAAAGCAAACGGACAAAATAAAAAAACAACTTGAAAAACTTAGCACAGTGATGCAAAGGATTGAACAGGTCGCGAAGGAAGAGATAAGTTCCAATGAAGAATATTTGCAGGTTTGTGGCGCGTTGTTGGCAGTGACCCGCAACATGTATGTTGAAGCATTGGGACCTTTTGACGCTTCACGAATGTTCGAGGCCGTTGCTCAAAGTTTTCATATCCAGGAAGAACTTATAGAATTTTTTCGGGAAGGTGAGAGCCCAACCATACATTAATGCCCTTCAAGTCAGAAAAACAAAGAAAATACATGTGGGCTAAGGAGCCGGCAATCGCCAAGAGATGGACGGAAAAATACAGTAGTAAGCCCACAAAAAAAGGTGGACTTATTAACAAGAAAAAAGGAGGAACTGCAAATGCCAAAGGTAGGTAAAGAAAAATTTCCATACACTTCATCTGGGGTGGCTCAGGCACAAAAGCGTGCACGCGCTACAGGACAGAAAGTTGATATGGCAGGATACAAGAAGGGTGGAACAAAGAAAAAGTATAAAGCAGGTGGAACAGTGAAAAAGAAAAAGGCATACCATCACGGTGGACGAGTCAGCGGTGGTATGAAAGATAAACAATGTTAACAAGGAGGAAGATATGAATTTATTGAAAGATCTTTGGGCGCATCTGAAGGAATGGAGTGACTGGAAATTGAAGGACTGGATTAAGGCCGGAATTTTAGTAGTCATAGTTCTGGTTGTGCTTAAAGTAATAACTATAGGTGGATAATGGTAACATTTACGGCAGCTGACGATAGAAGACAGTCTTATGCGGCTAATCAAGCTAGGCGTGCTGTTAACGCAGCACGCCAGCGTAAAGCCACAGTTGGAAATGTTGACTGGGCGATGTCTCGTCCTGCTGACTGATATCAGGACCGCGGAAATCTTGCATCCATAAAGGACACATTAGTCAACCAACAGGGCAATAGAGACTTTTGGACTACGGATCAGGATGAATCCCGTAACGCATACCAAATGCTCATGAACCAGATGAAGGGCGGTGACCGTGGAGCGCGGATGATGGACCTTCGTGGGTTGCCAGCTGCTACTCAAGCCAATCCCAACAGATACCGAAGAGGAAGAACAATGTTTCAAGACCCCTCTAAGTCCCAAGGTTTCCTTGGCGATGTAGGGTCTTTACTTAGCGGCAAGAACAAAGCCGCAGTCTATGCAGACGAATACAATCCTTTCCCAAAAGCTGGTTTTGGAAAGGACTGGTATAGGGATCAATT